ATGGGCATTATTGAACATCGCATTAAACAAGAGAAAACTAAACTTTCACTTTTAAAAATAGGAACACATGGCTGCTAAAACGTATGGACTGGATAAAAAGCAAATAGCACTTTGTGATGCTATGATAGCAAAGTATCCAAAAGGAATAAGGACAAATAATGTCGTATCCTCCGCATCAACTCTTGTAAGTTTTTACAATTCCAAAGATGAAAGAAACAAACAATTTTACGAGTATATGAATCCAGAAAGAATGGTATCTTTGCTTTGGCAGGTAGTTAAAATAAACAACGAAAAAGAGGATGTGAAAGAGTCTGCCGTTAGAATGTTAAATAAGTTATTGCAGAATATAGTTGTTAATTAGTGTTTGTTGATGTTTAAGGTGTTTAAGAGGCGCAAGAGAGATACTTGCGCCTTTTTTATTCCCACACTACACCTTGCTGCACAGCGTAATCTAAGATGCCCTTTGCGTGCGCTTTAGCAATACTCTGCTGCCAAGACAAATCAATCATTAAACCAGCATCAGAATAATTGGTAAAGAATCCATTCTCCGATAACACTGCAGGCATTGACACATTGGTAAGCATAGTAAACCTTGCCTCCCTATCTAAATCACCATCTAAATAATCAGCCCTATGCACCCATCCTGGTGTGGCACTTTTCACCTGCTCTCCGATGCAAGTCGCAAGGAGATCCGCTTTGGTTTGTCCTGGTGATGTAAAAATCTCCCAACCTCTGGCAGTAGGTGAGGCAGCATTGCCGTGAATAGAAACAAGGATAGAGTGTTTGGCTACCGATGCGTAGGATGTGGCAAGTTGGCAGCGTTTATTTAATGATGTATCATTTATAGGTTCATATATCTTTTTTACTTGAAAGCCGTAGTCAATAAGATACTGCTCTAAATAGTTAGCTAATGAACGGTTAAACACTCCCTCAAAAAACCATCCATAGGAATGAAACTTGCCTGTGCGATGTTGGTAGCACTTGGAAGGATAGGTAACATATTTCTCTGGCCCTGTGCCATTCCTCATGCCACCATGCCCGGCATCAAGGCATATTAAAAAATCATTTGCTTTCATGTTTTATATTTTTAAGGGGATAAGAAATTAATCCTATCCCCTTGGCACTAAGGTAGCGATTCTCTGCGCCTATAACTTAAATCCGATGAGCGCAAAGGCTGCGCCTACGATTGATAATTTGGGAGGAAGTTTTACCTCAATTTCTTTTCCAGCACATTCGCGGCTTGTCTCTTTAATCTTATCCCAAATAATTTGAGCAAGTTGAATGTATTGTTTCCATGTGAACTTGACTTTATTGCCCTCCATAAAAACGTTTACCTCTCCGGCAAGTTCCGCGATGTTCATAGAATAACAAGCAATGTCACCTATTGGACTTTTGATTGTGTCTGCGCTTTTTAAAACCTCTTTTAAATTTGTTTCCATTTTATTTTGTTTTAACGTCTAAAAAATCTTGTGATTAATGTACCTAATTCAACGCCAGTAATTTTCTTAATGTTCTCAGCTACCGAAAATAATTCTGTTGCAGAAATCATCATTGCCACCATATATGTAATTGGAAAAGGTATTGAAAAGGTATTTTTCGCACCTTCAAAAATAAGAATGGCTACAAAGTAGATTACTATTTTTTCAGTAGTACGATAAAGTCCTTTACTGGTTATAATTTGATTTTGCTTCTTTGATGCCTTAATTCCCGTAATTGTGTCTGCAAAAACAACGGCAACCGTAAACAGCAGAAAGCCTTTGATAGGTATAAAAAACGAGGCAATGAAGCCGCAGCAGAGGGAGAAGGCAATGAACTCGTAGCCTTGGTAAAAAAGTTTTAGTATTATTGATTTCATGTTATAAGTTTAAGACAAATATTGTAAAAGTGCCAGAAGAAGGATTTACGGAGGCACTACTATAATTGTTAAATCTAACTTTAACTGTATTAGTAGCTGATACCCAAGCAGTATAATTAGTATTTGCAGGGGCAGAACCATCAGGTACTGCTAAAATAACTGGATGCGATGTAGCAGCACCTGTATAAGATACAGTTAAATCACTTGAACTTTGCGCGCTTGTGCTTGGAAAATCTAAACTAACTAATGTAAAACCTCCTAAATTTAAAGTACCGCTTGTTAAACTAAAACCACTACCTAAAGCTATTTCACCAATTGCATTACTACTATTTACACCAAGAATATGAGTTAAAGATGATGTTGTAGCCATTGTACCTATACTTGCACCGCCTGTTAATGTACTAAAACCAGTAACATTTAAAGCTGAACTACCATTTATATCTCCTGCAAATGTTTTAGCACCTCCAAATGTTTGAGTAGATGCAGTTACTACACCTGTTGTCGATGCCCCAGCATTAGCTATTGTAATATTAGGAGTAGCGCCTCCACTTGATGAAATAGGTAAAGATCCTGTAACGCTTGTTACCGTTCCATTTCCATTACCTGTTCCTGCTCCGATTGCCGTTCTAAAACTTGCAGCATCTAAAGCAGTAACCGTATTATCAGCGTTAAATCTTGGAAATGTTACAGCAGAAGGATTAGTTAATGTAAACATACTTTGTCCAATAGTTGTACCTCCTAAATCAGTCCTCATTCCATCCGCTGCTCTTTGACTTACAGTATTATCTGCATTATATCTTAAAAATGATATTGCTCCTATGTCTGTCAATAAAAAGGTATTAGCACCTCTCACCGTTGCGCCTAAGGCAGTCCTTGCAGCAGATGCAGATGTTGAACCTGTACCACCGTTTGTTAATGCTAATGTGCCACCCAAAGTAATTGCTCCAGATGTGGCAGTTGAAGGAGTTAAACCTGTTGATCCTGCGGAAAAGGTTGTCACACCTGTTGACGATGTTAAATAGGTTGAATTATCATAAGTTATGGTTGTTCCGCTTGCTTTTACAAATCCAGTACCATTTAACTTTGCTTGATACGTCGAAGCTGCAACACCTGTGCGCAAATAATTTGTCAACATACTTGCCGTGTCACTGACCAACAAGGCAGCAGTTGTATCCCTCCATAATCCACCAGAATAATATAAACTTGATTTTTCAACCGGTGAAGAAATAGCCACATCATGCAATTCATTTAAACTATAACCCGATGCTACCTTTATCGCAATCGTTCCATTATTTACATGAGAATTAATACAAAAACCTATTGGCATATCAATGTTAGGAGCAACCGGCTCAACATCTGTCCAAACACCTGCCGTAGTTGGAGAAGGATAAAGAATCGCACCAGCCGCAAAGGTATCGGTGTTGACTTGTCTTATCTTGCCAAAGGAAATAACATAGCCATCTTCTCCATTAGTTAAATCGTGTGCGGTTATTCCTAATAGCAATTTTGCATCTATTGAGCCGTTGGCTATAAACTTTGCAACTGTTATTCTACCACTTGCACCAACCGTTCCATTAGCATACACGATACTACCTTTTGTAATAGTTGAGCCTGTTTGATTTTTGACAAGCCAAAAGTTTTTAAATCCTATTTCATTGGGCACTTTGTCGTACATTCCTAAAACCACTGTACCTAACTCCGAATCCCATCGCATTTTAGCAGTGTCCACATTGTTTGGAGATACACTTGTTTTAAAAAATAATGAGTCAACAGGCTGTGAAAAATTGTTGTTTACAATAACTGTATCGCTATTATTAAACTGCCATCCTCCTTTAGTCTTTATATAGCTAAATAAGACATTGTTAACTGTGTCAAATAGATGGTAGGCATTATTTAAACTGCTTGGTTTTAATGCCGTTGTATCGTTTGACCTTCCCCTAAAAACAAGACCATCGCCCGTAGTCTGATAACCAAGTCTCTGTTTGTTCCCTGTTGCTGGATACTGGGCAAAGGCAATGGTGCAGGAGAGGAGGAGGAGAAAGGATAGTGTTTCTCTCTTCTTTGGAATCTTAATTTTGTTTATCATTTTACCTATGTATTTTCTTCCTAAACCAAGTGCGAGCTCTTGCACTAAAACACCTGCAACGCGCCCAATGGCTTTTAAAAACTTTCTTTCTTTCTTAGGTGTAGGTATTTGTTCCATTAGTTTATATTTATTGCAAATACAATGTAATTACTTCCATCGTAATGTGTGTTGGAATCTATGGTAATAGTAGCAGGTAGTGTAATAGAATATTGACTATCGACTAATTTTTGACCATTCTGGTAAACATGAATAGCTGCTAATAAATTAGTTGTCGGCAACTTGCCGCTATTTTGTGTCCAAGTTAATATAGCAGATGTTGTATCAAGAAATTCTTGATTAAAGATAGATACATTACTGCCGTTAACCGTTACATTGTTTATTGTTTCAGTTACATTGCTACTTACAACTCCTCCACTCCCAGCGTTATTAGGAATGTTATTAAAGTCGTTTGGCTTAGATAAAATTACTCTCTCTGTAAAACTGGGCATTAGTATTCTATTTTATAAAAATCACCATTCCAAATATCAGTGTTAAGATCATAACTACCTCTTTCAAAAACGTAATAACCAGAAGAATATTCTATTGATAAATGTGGTAGGTAAGGCTGGTCTAAACTAAGATTCTGGAATGGCATATCAACCATGCGCAGCCTTGGGGTTAACTGACCTTTAATAACCTCATTAATCAATAACTGACTAATCGGTTTAGCCGTTCCTACATTGCCAAACTTCCAACCATCACTTACTATATATTCTCCGCTTGCATTTAGCACTCTTAATGCGCCAGTCGTAGTCGCAGAAGGCCCATCTCCTAAATAGGTATCAACATCATAACTCACACTTGACTTATCGTCATTATCGTTACCAAATTCCTTTATATCTGCCTGACCTTGCAGTGTGCCATCCGGAATAAATTCTAAATAATTATTAGTCAAATAATATTCAATCGTGTAATCTGCTTTTATATCTGTGCCTGCCTCATCCCTTACCTCTTTCAATCGCATCTCCCAAATATATTCTCCTGTCTCTGGTATTGCTAAAGTATCAAATGAAATAGTTTTATTTATAATTTCTGTACCATCTTGTGTAATTACATCTGTGTTAAATTCCCATTCATAAAAAGATGATTCCCAAGTTGCAGCAGTTAGTTGAAAATTAAAACCATTTGTAAAAGTTATATTTCTCTTTAAGTATTTATTTTCCTTTTTTACTTGCAATCCTGTTATCGTTGCAGTAACTTTTGGAGTTGATACAGAATCTAAAATAAACTTTTGTGTAGATGTAGTAAATATTTTATATTCATAATCTCCAGATGATGTTATTGTTTTAGTAACTCCACCTAAACGCAAACGTAATTCTCCACTCGTTAAATCTACTTTTATTTTAACGTAGTAATATTTACCACTAACAATGTTTTCCGGATTATACTGCGCAGTGCCACTTGCTGCAGAGGCAAACAATGTGCCGCTTAATTCTGTCCAACCGCTAC